GTCCCGTTCTCGAGGCTTTTAAAAGCGACGATTGAAAAGGAAAAGGCCGCCGCCTCCACGCAGATCCTCTCGGAACGGGAATACATGACGGAGAACGGGCTGGTCCCGACACCATTTGACGTCGACGGGCTTCTGAATTTGATGGAAAATTGCTCCTTCTTCGACGCCTGCTGCCGACAGATCGCAACGGACGTCGTCGGCCAGGGATACGATTTGATTTTAAAAGACGGGATCGACAACGAGGACCCGGCCGAAAGGGCGCCGACGGCGGAATTTTTAGAAAACCCGACCGACCAAGGGATCGAAACGATCGAGGACGTCGTGCAGAAAGCGGTCGTTGATTCGAATTCGATCGGATGGATGACGTTCGAGATCGCCCGCGGAGACAACGACGAAGTGAGCGGATTTTACCACGTCCCGAGCCACACAATCCGGGTCCACAAGAGCGGGCAAAAATATTGCCAGGTCCGAGGGGTCCAGAAAGTCTGGTTTAAAAAATTCGGGACCGAAGGGGACATCGACTGGAAGACGGGAGAACCGCTGGTCCCCAAAAAGAAAAGAGACAAAGACGGAGCCGAATACATGGAGCCGATAAAGGAAAGCCGAAAGGCCAACGAGATGCTTTTTATCCCGCGATATTACCAGCGGTCGAGCTATTACGGGGCGCCGCCGATTTTGCCGGCGGTCGGATCCGTCGCGGCCCTGGTCGGTATCCGGGATTACAACCTCGCCTTTTTTGAAAATTACGGAGTGCCGGCGGCGATCGTCACCCTGACGGGCGATTGGGAGGAAGAAGCGATCGCGGATATTTCCAATTTCATCGACGTCGAAATTAAAGGCAGCCAGAACCAGCACAAGACGATCGTCCTGAACCCCCCGATCGAAGGAACCGTCAAGTGGGATCCGCTGATCGCCGAAATTAAGGAAGGCCATTTTAAACTTTACAGCAAACAACTCCGGGATGAGGTTCTGGTTTGCTACAATATGCCGCCCTACCGGATCGGGATCGCGGAGAGCGGGGCCCTGGGCGGGAACCTGGCCCATGAAGCCACGCGGGTTTATGTAACCAGCACCGTGAATCCGATCAAGCGGCTGACGGAACGAATTATCACCCGGCGGATCCTGAAGGACGGCCGGGGCGTTCAAAATTACGAATTCTGGTGGGAGGAACTCGACACCCGGGACATGACGGCCATCGTCGACCGGATGAGCAAACTCTTTGCCGTCGGGGCCGCGAACCGAAACGAGATCCGGGAAGAAACCGGATACGAGCATCTCGGGGACGGAGAGGGCGGCGAAGATTTCTACATCGGGAACCAATACGTCCCGATCGCCGAAGCCGGCCTGAAGCCGGGGGACGAAGGCGCCGACGGAGGGATCGGAGCCGTGGCCGCGGCCGAAGTCGCGGATATCAAAGCCAAGGTCGACAAGGTTGTCGATCAAATAAACAACGGAGGGCGAAATGCCAGCAATTCTTCACCTGACGGTTCCCCAGATCATGCTCCTGACGAAAACGACGTTTGACGAAAAACTGAAAAAGGAAATCGAAAAGAATCCGAATCGGTTTTTTACAATCGTCCCGGCCAGGGCGGACGGGGAGATCCAAATGATCCGCGGCGAAAACATAACCATGATCACGCCGCTGACGGATGAACAGCTTCAAGCGAAGCTGGACAAAATCGACGCCGGGAAAAAAGAGGCCGAAGTCGCCGCGGCTGCCGAAGCCGCGGAGCGAAAAATCATCCGGCCCGGATTCAGGATCCCGGCCAAACAGCACTGAGCCCCCAAAAATGAACACCCGAATAGAGCCGGAGGGGGCCCGCGGGACGGAGACGCCCCCGGAGTTTTTCGACCTTTGCCAGAAAATTGACCTGGCCCTCGAGGCCCGGGAAAAGGCCGGGTTGATCGCTCCGCGGGAAATCGGATGCGGACCCAGGGCCGCGGTCGCATGGGCCGCCTGGGAGGCCTTGCAGCCGGCGGAAGAAAGGCCGGCTTCGGTCGCCGGGATCCGGATCCGGATCCTTCCCATGATTCGAAACGACACGGCCCTGCTCCTTTACAACTCCAAGATCCTGGACATCGTAACAACCGCCGAACCGACGGCCGAAAAAGGGAAAACCAAAGAATGAGCCACTGCGCCTGCGGCCGGGAGGGATGCCAGGGACACGGGCCCGAGCTCGCGTTTTTAAAAGCAGCCTCCCGGGCCGCCGGCGACATTCACCGGATGGCCTTATGGAAAGCCGGCAACGCAGCCAGCCGGAAAATCGTCGAGCGGGCCTTCTGGAAATTTCAATCCAGGATGGCACTGGAAATCATCCGGGGATTCCGGAGGGGATCGAAGGGACAGAACCCCGACCAATTGACGGACAACCTGGTCGATTGGGAAAAACTGCGGGAAGCCGGGATTGCGATTTTCCAGCCGGTCTTCCAGGACATCGTCGAGCGGACGGAAGCCGAAAAACCGATTACGATGGCGAAGGTTCAGAACCTCCCAAAGGTCGCGCCACAAACCATGGGGGCGATGAATTGGAGCATTCTCCACACCGGAGACCTGATCACCGAAATAACCGAAAACCAAAAGAGCTCGATCCGGGGAGTGACCCGGTCGGCCATTTGGAACGGGGGAGCCAGCAACAAACTCTCCCGCGATATACGGCCGATGATCGGGCTTCACAGCAAGCAGGTCGCCGCCCTCGAGAAATACAAAACCCGGCTTTTAGCCGAAGGCCTTCCGGCGGCGAAGATCGACGCCCTGGTCGCGAAGAAAAGCCAGCAGGCCCTCAAATACCGGGCGGAGATGATCGCCCGAACGGAAACCTCGATGGCCAGGGTCGAGGGGGTTTTTCAACGCAACGTAAAAATGGGGATTAAGAAATTCCGATTCCTGGCGGATCCGGAATGTTGCGGGGAATGCTCGGCCAAGAGCGGGAAGGTTTATAGCGCCGAACAGGCCGCCGGGATGATTCCGGTCCACCCGCAATGCGAATGCACCTGGGTCGCGGCGACACCGGCGGACCTCGAGATCCCGACGTCGACCTGGCCGTTTGTAGGGGAGCCGCCCGCGATGGGCGGGATATCGATCCCGGATATTATTGGAACCAAGGTCCCGAAGATCCCGAAAAAGCCAGCGGTGACGGAACCGGAAAAACCGTTTGTTCCGAAAAACCTCACGGAAAACGAGAACGCCGCAATCGAGGAGTGGACAGGGTCGGGATATAGAAACATTCGGCTCGGATGGAACGATCCCTCGGTAATCCCTTACGCAGATTCAAGAGAAGACGCCATAATGGGGAAAAAATATCTCCAAAAATTGTTCTCAAAATTCGGAAACAACCAAGGCGCCAGAGACAACACGCTCTACCGGGGACTAACGATCAAAAGGGAAAACGCCAAAATCTGGGATGAAATTGCAAAATGGAAACAGGGGGCGGTTCATAAAATAGACATGGCGCCACAATCGTGGTCAACAGACCCCTCGGTCGCCCAAGGATTCATGTACGGAAACGAAGGCGGAAGGATCCGCTTCGAATTAAAGGCCGGGCGAAAGATGACCACAGAGCTCGACCTTTCAAAAGCATTCAACCAGAGCGAAAAAGAAGTCCTGATGCAAAATACGGAATTCAGGGTCGTTGAAATTCATAAATACGAAGATGTCGGACTCCCGCGAAGGCTTGAAATAGTTTTGGAGGAAGTGATGGGAAAGGCAAAATTCAGCGCCACGGAAATCGCCCTGGCCCTGGCCGGATCCCCGGATTGGAAGACGGAAAGACAGCGAAGAAAAAAAGAGCGATTACATAAAAAACGACAGCGGGAAATTATTCGAGGACGGAAATGATAAAGGAGACCCCCATGCTTATCGAAGAAATCACCAAGCAAACGCTCCGAGCCGCGAAATTTTGGGAACTGAATAACCTCCGGTTTCGGTTCATTCAGGTCTACGACCGGCACATTCAGAAAGGGGCCGCCGGGACGATCTGCGGGATGGAGGCCGAAGAATTTTTAAACCGATACGTTCAACTCCGGCTCGAGATGGCCAAACGCCGGATCCCGGTGAACGCCGAAGCCGACATCGATAAGCGGGTCGGGGACCGAATCTGGAAACGAGGGATCTGGACCGTCGACGTCCCCGGATTGGCCGACATCGTGGTCGCCCAAGATTTTGTCGCTTTCACCGGAGACTTCGTGAAAGACCCGAAGGGAGCCGGCGAAGTGACGATGATCGCAAAGACCCAGGCCGGGGCCCTACCCGACGGGGTCGAGGCCAGGATCCTCAAAGCGGTCGCCTCCGAGATCGGCCGCGAAGGAACGATCCAATACCAGCCCGAAGGAACGGCCGCCGCCATCATTCCGATCTACGACCTGGTTCTGAAGGCCAAGCCGCAAACCAAGAAAACAACGGGAACCGCAACGCTTGAAGATCTCGAAAAAGCCGTCCAGGGAATGGAGCCGACAACCTCGGCCGAATTTCACCGGGTCCCGGTTCAGGCTTCCGACGGAAAAGGGAAAATTCGGTATTTCTGGATTTCCGAGGAAAAGGGGATTAAATGCCTCGAGGACATGAACCGAAAAAAGGTCCTGGCGTTTCTTTTCACCGTCGACAAATGGACGATGGCCGAAGCAACCGCCTGGGTCGATCGATACAAAAAAGAAAAAATGGGGAAGTCCTCCGGAGAAGTCGCCTCGTATTCGTCCGCCAAGGTCGAGGCGATGAATGCCGAACAGCGGGCCGGATACGACGCCGAAAACAAAAAGATCGACCTGAACCGCCAAACCCTCGAGGCCAAAGGCTCGCATAAATTCACGCCGGCGAAATACCCTCAATGGGGGAACGAAGGAGGGGAACGCTGCCTGATTTGCGGAGCCGGCCGGCCGCTGAACGGCGAAGCCTGCCCGGGATCCGAAGCGCCATACGAAGTCTGGGCGGATTTTTATAAACCCAAACCCGCCCCGTTTCTGGCCGACATCGGCAAGGCCGAAGACGAAACTCCCGGGCCGGCCGCCCGAATGGTCACCTGGGACAAAGGATCGACGGCCGCCTTTTTCAAGGACGAAGCCGGGGCGATTAAATTCCTCGAAGCAAACCCGGAGGCCGGCGGAGGGCCGCGGCCGATCGACGTAACCGGATCGATCCCACTGCTCGAGGGAGAAACCGAAATCGAGAAAATCGAAACGACGGCGACGTTTCACCGGATCCCGGTCCTTCCCCCGGGCCCGGACGCCAAACTCCGGACGATCGCAGTCAGCGAAAAAGAAGGGATTTCCGCCCTCTACGACGTGACCGGGAAGCGGATCGTAACCTACCTTTTTGACCGAAAAAAATGGAAGCTCGAAGACGCGAAGACCTGGGTCGACGATCACAAGCCGGAAAAGAGAGCCGCCTCCGTTCTTCGAAAAGGGCTCAATTTCCGCATCATGAAAATTGAAGCGAAGAAACAGATGGTCGGCGGAATAATTTACGAGCCGAACGAAGTCGACACCCAGGACGATTACACCGACGCGAACGAAATCACCGCGGCCCGGGACGGATTCATGGAAAAATATGCCAAGGACCCGAAGCGAATCAAGGTCATGCACAAGGGGAAGGCTTTTTATTTTCCGATTATTGAATGCTTTCAACCGGACCAGGACACGAAAAAGGGGAACGGAATAATCAAGGCCGGGGCCTGGTGGTTGATGGTGAAGGTAACGGACCCGGAAATCTGGGCCTCCGTCGAAAAAGGGGACCTTCAGGGATTCAGCATGGGCGGCCGGGCTCGAGCCGGAAAATAAGCCCCGAGATTTTCGGTAGAATTCAGTAGAACACACGCTAGGATTTTAGAGGAAAAATAAGCCCCGAGATTTTCGGTAGAATTCAGTAGAACACACGCTCTGGTAAATGAAAAGAAAACGAACCCCCTCTTGACAAACACAGAAAACAACATTATGCTTCCACCAGGCTCGCAGGGCGGGAGGGATATTGATCACCCAGACCGCTGGCCGGACTAAACATCCGGCCGCGGGCCTTTTCCCGGGAAACCTTAATTCCGGCAAAGATCCGGTAGCGGGGAGCTGGCCAGGCGGATCCACCTGGTCGGCGCCGGGAGAGTCGAAACGATGAGGGAGGGCCGGAAAATTACCGGCCGGCCACCGCTACACCATCGGGGCCGGGGCGGCCTGCCCTCCCTCGCTTAACACCTCCCAGAAAAGCCGGCGCTATACGGCGAAAAAAAAACCAAAACAAAACCAAACCGCTATTGACAGGATTTTAAAAAGCGATTAAAACGAAATAGAACCGACCGCAGGACCTGCGGGGGATAGCGACGATCGGCCAAGCGCGATGCGTCGGCGGATCCGCCTCGATGGTGCCCGAAGCCCGCCGGAAGGGGGCGAAGGTCAAACCAGAGAAAAG